ATCCTCAACGAGCTGAGTTCCGCCACCTTTACACTTCGGACACTCGACTTGGATTATGGTTGGCGTCTCGTTCATGGTGCGGGAAGCCTATCAGTGAAAACTTAATCTGTCAAGCGGGTTGCGTGGAAAATTATTATGTGTTAGGGTTCTGGCTCATGGGAGCCAACGGCAAACCTAAAACATATGAATTAGCGGGCGGCGCAATGGTCACACCCGATATGAATGTCGTGATTAAGCGCCTCGCCAAGGCAGAAGAGCGCCCGATTGCGTTTATCATTCGGAAGTTAATCGAGGAAAGTCCCCGCATGAAGGCCGCACTGAACGGCAAATCAAAGGAGCGAAATGGCAACACAAAGCGCAGAGTTTGATCTATCGATCAGTTTTAGGTGTATGGTATCGCAGTGCGAGATGTTGGATCGGCGATGGTAAAGACTCGCCAAGCGTTCACGTCGCTAATGGACGCCTCTCGATCCTTTGTGGGCGACTCAGCCTGGCGAGTGGCCTGACAAATACACCTTGCTAAACCGCCACGTGCGAACAGGTGTGAAGCCTCGCTATCTTTTCAACAAATAAAGGAGATTCATGTTAGAGCGCGGGCTTGATGGTCGCGCACGAACGGTCAACGTGATTTTGCCGAACGAATACGAAGCCAACGAAGAAGGCGACCAAGCGGCTCGCATAATGCGCAGCGACTTCAGTTGAAATTGCCCAATGACTTGCGACACCTGTAATCGCCCGTTCAACTATTGCTTTTACGTCGATGATGAACACTGGCGACGAGTGGTTGGCGAGGAGCGTTTTAAGAACAGCCAAGGGCGCATCTGCGCTCATTGCACCTTAGAAACTCTTGGCGGGTTGGACTGGTACATCATTCACAACCAACCTATGGAGAATGTGAATCGCGAACAAAGAATTATGGATTCTGACAGCGGGAGACTCGTAGCGACGAAAAGCTGATACACGCAAAACTGCGCGAGTTCCGCTGTCCGAGTCGTAGCGAGTGGTTCGATCTTCCAGAATCCCTCGTTTGGGCGCTGTTCAGAACCTTCCATCTTTCAAGAGAAGGCCCATGAATCCTCCGTCCGAATCCTTCCCTAAAATTGCTATCTGGACTTGGGACGAGCAACGCAGCCAGGCCGCCGTGCTTCTCGCCTCTGGCTTCACTCAACAAGCGACCGCCGACGAGGTGGGGGTTTCCAAGCGCACAATCACTAACTGGTTGCAACACCCAGACTTCGCGGCTGAAGTCGATCGTCTTTCATTGATGGTTGATGTATCAAGCCGTGCGGAGCGATTAAGAATCACGATGCGCGTGGTTCGCCAAAAGGTTAAGGAAGATGCAATCCAGACCGACAAAGACGTGTTAGACTGGCTGAAATTCGCACAGAGCGAAACCGATGGAGTCAAACTCGACCTTAGTAAACTTGCTTCCGCCTTCGCTCAGGATGCGCCACCTCTGGCCGATTCAGGATCAGATCGAAGCACAGACAGCGAAGCCGTCAACTAATCCGCTTTCAGCATATCGAGAGAACCCGCAAAAGTACGCCCGCGAAGTTCTCAAGCTCGAATTAACCCCAGACCAAGAAGCAATGCTCGGCTCGATTCTGTCGAATCGGCGCACAATCGTAAAAGCCTCTCATGCTGTAGGGAAGACGTTTACTGCGGCGGTCGCTGCTTCATGGTGGTACGACTGCTGGCAAGAGCATATTAGCTACATTACGGCGCCAACCTGGCCCCAAGCCCTCGGGCTCACGTTTAAGCAGCTCAAGACTCTCAGACGTGCGCGGAAGCTCTCAGGGATTATCCTCGACACCGGAATAGTCCGCGACGAGAACAAAGATCGGGAAGGCGCGCATTACGTCCGCGCACTCAATGCAGAACGCGGCGAAGGCTTTCAAGGTGAACACTCAGCACCAATTCTGATTGTCATTGAAGAGGGCGTTGGCGTCCCGAAGTACATTTGGGACGCGGCCGGGGGTTTGATGACGCACCCAGACTGTCGCATGTTCGTAATCGGCAATCCCACAGAAGAATCAAACGAGTTCGGCTTGGCTGCGGAGTCCGTTCTATTCAACACAATGTCGATCTCCGCGTTGAATCATCCGAACATTACGGCTGAGTTAGTTTGTAGTCCCCCTCCGTTTCCTGGTGCCGTTCGGTTGCAATGGCTCTATGAAATGCTCGAAAAGGAATGCGACCAAATCAGCGAATTAACTGAGGATGCTTTTGAGTTCGTTGCTATCGCGGAAATCAAAAAGGCTTTGTCTGATCAGCCGGCAGATCTCTCTGTTAAGTCAATCTACATGCCGACCGCTTACTTTCAAGGGCGAGTTTTGGGCGAGTTTCCCACACAAGCAGATCAGCAAGTCATTCCGAAATCATGGTTGAAGTTCCAGCGGACCATTGAGATTTCAGGTATTCCAGAACTCGGCTGCGACGTGGCAAGGTTCGGTGACGATCGAACGACGAAGATCGCTCGAATCGACGGAGCAGTCCTCTGGGCAAAAGAGTTGAGGAAGTTCGATAACGAGGCGATCATAGTTTCTCTGCGCGAGGATGCTAAGGAACTCGGCTCAAAGTTCAATGCCGATCCTAAAAAAGTGCCGATTAAGATTGACGTAACTGGCGGACTTGGCACGGGACCGTATGACAGGCTCATCAGTGAAGGCTACAACGTCTCGGCAATCAACAGCTCAAACAAAGCATTCAACGAAGAGCAGTATCCGAATCGCCGAAGTGAACTGTGGTTCGATACTCGCGACCGAGCAAAGGATAAGCGCCTTGACTTGTCTCGACTTCCGCGCGATGTAAGGCAAAGGCTGGAAAAGGAACTCTCTTGCGCGAAGTACGTCATTCGCTCTGGGCGCAAAGTTGTAGAGGACAAGGCAGATATTAAGAAGCGGCTTGGCTACTCACCTGATCTCGCTGATGGATTGAATCTCGCGTTTGCGCTTCCGAGCAAAGGCATCTTCAAGCAAACACCCGGGCGCCCCTTCTGAAAAGTTCTTTTCATGGGATTGCCTTACGTGTTAGAGTGGCGGCGCGATGCCAAACTACGAACTCCATGACGTTACAGTCCTCGGCGGCGACCCGACATTTGTGCCCGGACGAGAACTGAAATATCCCGAAAGACAAGTCTGGGTACTCGAAACAACCCACGGCTATTATCCGATTGGCACTTGGGGTTTCGCTGCGAATCTTGGAAGCGACGAAGCTGAGGCACGCACGAAATTAGAATGGTGGTTGTCTAAAAACCCTGACGAGTATCGCCTCTACAATAACCACACCGAACAGATCATAACGGTCAACGACTACGAACAGTATTCCTACTGCAAAGAATGGTATCCAACGCCCGTCAGTCTTCATCACTCGACCGACGAATGCGATCTCAATATCAACGAGTGCGGCGCGTCCGCTGTCTCCCAATAAATGCCCGCAACCGATCCCCAAAACAAACCGAACTACCGCAACGCAGAGTTAGAGCGTATTCAGCCGCATGTTGATTTGGTGCGCCATGTTTCCGGCGGCACGGCAGAGATGCGGAAGCTCGGCACCAAGTATCTCCCGAAAGAGAAGCGCGAATCAGACGATAACTACAAAGCCCGCCTCGCTCGAACGGTTCTCTTCGAAGGCTATCTTAAAACCCGCGAATCACTAGTTGGCATCGTTACTCGCAAGCCAATTACTTTGGGCGAAGATGTTCCGCCCGAACTTCAGACCTACGCAGAAGACATTGACCTTTGCGGAAACCATTTAGACGTTTTCGTGAAGAGGAACTTCCGCGATCAGTTCGAAGGCTGCTCATTCATTCTCGTGGAAATGGAGAAGCCGATCACGCCTCCGCCCGGTCAAGTCGTCACTCTCGCCGATGAACAAAGGGCAAATCGCAGACCATATTGGACAAGCTGGAAAGTCGATCAAGTAGTCAACTGGCGCACAGAGCGCATCGATGGGAAGCAGGAATTTACCCAGATTACTTTTCACAATCCGGCCTGCGTGCCTGATGGTGACTATGGCGAGAAGATCGTTGATCGCTATCGCGTCTTCAAGAAAGCTAACAGCAAGGTTTCATGGACGCTCTTCGAGAAACAGACCGACGAGACCAGCAAGGAAGAGAAGTTTGTTGAAATCGACTCGGGCGAATTAAGTGTCTCTCGAATTCCAGTAGCGGTTGCGGGTGAATTAGGAAACTCTCCGGCCCTACTTGGGATAGCTCATCTGAACGTTTCGCACTGGCAGAACTCCTCCGACCAGGAAAACATTCTGCACGTTACGCGCGTCCCGATTCTTGTTATCAAAGGACGACAGCCAAGTACCGCAGAGGTTCAAGTTGGCGTTGAAAGCACTCTCGACATTCCGATGGATGGTGATGCGAAGTGGCTTGAGATTCAGGACAATGGCGCAACCAAAGCGGGACGCGATCAAATTCTCGATATTGAGCGAAGAATTGCGATCATGGGGCTGGCAAAGTTGAGCGCCGATCCGTCGAGTCCCGGTCAAGACAAAACCGCTACACAGGTGAGGACTGAAACTCTTTCTGAACTCTCTGAGCTGGCTACAATGGCGCGCTCAGAAGAGGACGCGATTGAGCTGGCTTTCGACTTCATGGCCGAATACGCAGGGCTGGGAATTGGCAAAGGCGGCTCGGTTACTCTTGGCGTTGCTGAAGATTCTCTGACCTTGAGTCCGCAAGACTTCACTTGGATGCTGGCCGCGGTGAATGCGAATCCGCCCAGACTATCAAGTGAAACCTTCCTTAGTGCGGTTCTCTGGCGACTGGAACAAGCCGGAGCATTGCCCGAAGGCATCGACGTTGAAGAAGAAAAGAAGCGCCTTGCAGAAACTACGGCTATGGTGCAAAGTTCCGTTCTTCCCGGGCTGGCTGCTAAAGGTGCGCTGAATGCGCCGCCGGGAGTGAAGAATCTATTGAATGCTGGAGGGATTCAATGATCAGAGTTTGCGTTCTTCTCAGGAAATGATCTTCGATCCCAAACGTCACGCCTACATAGACTCTGGCCGCATAGTTCCTGCCTCAGAGATTCGTGACGAGATCGAAAACTATATAACGTCCGAGAAGTCTGAAGTCTCGCGCCAGAAGGCTCTATTGATTGCGGGAGCGATCACCATCGCAGAATTCTTCAATTTCATGCGGGAGAAGATCGCAATCTGGCACGCAGTGGCCGGACAGATCGGATACGGCGGCGCCGCACAGATGAATCCCGAAAGATGGCTCCGCATCAATGAGAAGATTCAATCAGAACTGAAATATCTTGACGCTTTCCAGGTAGCGACAGAGCAAGGCTACAAACGCTCGGTTCAAGTTGCCGCAGAAATCGCCCGGTCGATCGAAGCGAATGCAAGTGTCCCTGCTGGCCTCGAGACCGTAGTCGAGGAAAGGGCACTTGAAGCAATCATGGCCTCTGATGCCGCGGGACGCGATGCGGCGATCGCTTCTGCAATTAAAGACTCTCTGGCTGATTCGATAGGCGAAGAGGCGGCGGACGTTACACGTGAAACGTTAGCGAGCGTCAGTGAGGCACCGTGGGATGAAATGCTCTGGGGATCGCTTGAGTCTCGCGGGCAGATGTATGCAGACTCAGCCTATGCGACCTATCAAAACAGCGAACGAGCACGCGAATCTGACGCCGGAGTATTAAGAGCTAAGAGGATTTGCGCCGATGACGATGCAAGCTGCGATGAATGCGTGAGCGCGGCAACCAATGACTACATTTCACTTGATGAGGTTCTTGATATTGGGGACGCGACCTGCCTTTCTAATTGCCGCTGCACAATCGAATTCGAGTACGCAGGCATCGATGAAATAAATATAGACAGAGAACTCTATGCGTGATAGAGTGCGGGCGTTGTCTTCCGGCTGAGGGGCTAATCTTGCAGGGGTTAGCCCTTTTGCTTTGGAGCCTTACATGCAAGAAATGGAGGTCATAGCGATTGGTTCAGACGTTCTAATCGATGGCGAAATTCCGGCGAAGATTATGGCGTTTGAAGTGCGCGGCGAAGTCGGGCTCGTTACTTATCAATGTGCTTGGTGGGACGAACGCTCGCGCAAAAGTGAATGGCTTACCGAGGGGGAAATCAAACCAGCGAACGGCGCACACAAAACCATCCGCATCACGCCTAAGTCACCGTCGCCATAATATCTGTTGCGTTTTGACACTCAACTAGAATATAGTGCCACGCATCGCCGCGAGATGCGGCCAATCTGACGCAGCGGGAGATCCAATGCAAATCAAGTTAGGCGATCTGACTGACGACGAACGCAAAATAGTCACAAAGCACTTTGGCGACTTCATAACCGGAGAAGGCAAGGACGCGATCTTTGAAGGCGAAACGACCGCCGAAATAGCCACGCTGAAAGGCACGCTGAAGAAAGAACGAAAGCGTGCTGATGATGCCGAAAAGAAAGCCAAGGAGTTTGGCGACCTGGACGTTGACGAGGCGCGCGATGCCCTCGAAGCAGTGAAGAGCGGGAAGCTCAAGACTGATGATGACGTGCAGAAGGCAATCAAAACAGCGCGGAAAGAAGGCGAAAACGCCAAGGCTACCGAACTTCAGAAGACAATCGATTCGCTAACTGCTGATGTTAACAAGCACAAGCTGATCGAGCCCGTCAGACGCGCGGCACTTGAAGCGGGAGTCAGAGGCGACCGAATCGATGACGTGATTTCGCTCACATCAAATCGGTTCAAGCTCGACGGTGACAAGGTAATCGTTCTCAAGGACGGCGAAGATTCAAGCATGACGCCTGGCGACTTCTTCAGCAAGGATTACAAAGTGGCAAGGCCGGAATTCTACGCTGGTACAGGCAACGGCGGATCGGGCGCGCACAATGAGGACAAGGGAACCGGCGGGAAGAAAACCATAACCCGCGCGCAGTTCAACGAAATGCCTCCAGCAGATCAGGCCGCAAGCATGGCCTCGGTCAATAAAGGCGAAGCAGTTTTGACGGATTAGTTTTCAAGACAGACGGAGATCGTTTGTCGGCTCTCACTTGATGAGATATCGAGTGATGGGACAGCTCATCAACTCTATCAGAATCAAGGAGAGCAAATGGCTAACACCCTTACCAGTCTAATTCCAACAATCTACGAGGCGATGGACATCGTAGCCCGCAAGATGAAGGGCATGATTCCGGCTGTCTCAAAAGACAGTTCCCTGACGCGCGCCGCGCTGAACGAAACAATTCTTTCTCCGGTCGTTCCTGCGACCACAGCGGAAGCCGACAATACGCCAGCCGTCACGGCGCCGGATACCGGCGATCAGACCATCGGCAACATCACGATGACGATCTCCAAGTCGAAGCACATTCCGGTTCGCTGGACTGGTGAAGAGACGAAGGGGCTGAACAATGCCGGGCTCTATCAGACAATCAATCGCGATCGCATGGTGCAAGCCTTCGAACGGCTTGGCAACCTCATCGAGATCGACCTGATTTCAAGCTATGCGAACGCTTCTCGCGCGGTTGGCGCGGCTGGCACGGCTCCGTTTGCTACCGCCGCAGACTTCTCAGACTTCGCGGCCGTGCGGAAGATTTTCGATGACAATGGACTTCCCGCCGCCATGCCGCTCAAGCTCGTGCTGAACAACGCGGCGATGTATAACGTTCGCGCCAAGCAAAGCTCGTTGTTCAAGGCGAACGAAGCGGACAGCGATCAGTTGCTGCGCGACGGCATCTTGGCTCGCGTGATGGGTTTTGACATCGGCCAGTCCGGAAACTTCTCAGTCATCACGAAGGGCACAAACTCCGGGGCCACGCTGACTTCGACGGATTACGCAATCGGGTCAACTTCTCTGACTCTTGCTTCGGCGGGAACCGGAACAATCGTGGCGGGCGATTTCGTGAATATCGCAGGCGAGAACAATGGGATTTGGTACGGCGTCAAGACCGGCGATGCTGACGTGTCGAACGGCGGGACCCTTGTGCTGAACAACCCTGGTCTGACGATTGCGCAAACGACCAACTCTTCGGTTGTGTCGGAAGCTGCGAACTTCACGCCGAACCTGGCCTTTACCCCTGAGGCGATCCGCTTGGTCACTCGTCCTCCGGCAATGCCCGAAGGCGGCGACATGGCTGTAGATTCGCAGCTCGTCACTGATCCTCTGACGGGCATCACCTTCGATATCCGGCTCTACAAACAGTTCCATCAGAACGTGGTGCACGTCGCCGTTGCGTGGGGCTGGAAGGTGGTCAAGGAAGAGT